CTATGATACATTTGCATTAATAAATTAATATCACTATGAAGATACCCAGCTTTCATCCATTCTTCTTGATCTATTTCCAAAGTTCTTCTTTTTAAATTTCCACTCATTCCTGAAGGTGTAAAAATATATTCTTCAACAATTAAATCTTCATGTGATTTGTTTGGATTATTTGCTTCAAATTTATTCCAAGGAGCTTTATTTTCATAACTTTTAACTATTGTTAATATTTCTGCATCAGAAAGATCAGGCATAGTTCTTCTTATACTTTCGGTAGCAAATGCCCTCCAACCAGAAACATTTGATTGTATTTTAGCTCTATTAATTACTCTGTTTAAATAATTATCACGCAAAGGTTTTGTTTTTAATTGTTCTAAATATTCTTTTTCTTGAGCAATTTTATTTTGTAATTCTTTTCGAGACATCTTAACTGTTTTAGTTGTTCCATCTTGATACCTTTTTGTAAATATAATTGTATTACCTTTGCTACTTCCTAATTTTGCTTCTAATGAACCTATTAACATTTCTTGCATATTTAATGCTGGATTACTTTCTTTTATTTTTTTACCAATTTCACGATAGTATTCTTTTGCTTTGGCAGTAGCTTGTCTTACTTCAGCAATACTATCTTTATAGTTTGGATTAACTAATCCTCTTGAAACTCTTTCATTAAATTCTGCTCTAGTAATTGGCTTACCATTAGTTCCTTTTAATCCTTTTTTATATGAGGAATATAACATAGCAATATCTTCTATTGCTGTTCCTAAATAATAGGTATCCATTTTCATCCATTGTTCTAAAGAAGCTGGTGTTTTAATTCCTAATAAATTTCCTTTAGTAAACAAAGGTGATTTTAAAATTGCCTTACCAAATTTTATTGCTGTTAAATTGCCTTTATTAACTAATCGTTGAATAGGATTCCAATTTGATGATTCACCAAATTTTCCTAGCCATGTTGGTATAAACTGTTCGTTTTCTAGTTCTTCTAAATATATTAACTTATCTTTTAAATATTCTTCTGCTTTAAAAGAACTATAAGGCAATTTTGGAGCAGATAATGCTTTAGCATTAACTCTGTTTTCGTAATCTGCTAAACTTTCCCCTTTTTTTCTAGGCATATAAGTATGAGCTTTTTCATGATTTATTATAAATTCTTGCCATTCTTCTAATGTTTTAAATTGATCTTCGGGTAAAGGTTTAACACCTTTAATTCTAGGTTTAGTCCATGCTTTTTCTTTAAACTGTTTTTCTAATAATTTTTTATTTATTCGTATTTCAAAACCTTTTTCTGTTCTTTTCATAGTAGCAGATACTTGTGTCCAATCAGGAGGTTTCACATCAAAAGGATTTGTATTAACAGTTGATCCATCAGGTTTTGTCCATCTACCAGTATCATCTACAATTTTAATCGTTACATTTGTATTGCCTCTAACAACATGATTTATTTCATCACCAAGATCAGCTTGACGTACAAAATCATTTAATGCGTCTTGATCTGCTTGTGACCAACCTTTTTTCATAGCTGGTAAAATCATTTGAAAAATAGCATTTGTTCCTAAAATTGCCATAGCGTGTTGAGAAGTTCTATCTTCATCTACTAATTGTTTAACAGTTTCTTCTGCTCCCAAAATTCCAGTAGTATTAATTGTTCTTTTTAATCTGCTTTGCATCCACAAAGGTCTTGCTAATTTTGAAAACATAGCAACACTTGTTATATCTGTAAGGCCACCTATACCAGCTCCCATACCTTGCCAAAAAGGACTCCTATAAGTATTTTGTTCTTTTTGAAGTTGATGTAATAAATATTCAGTTTCTTTTAAACTTCTAGAATTTTCAAAATGATGAAAATTTGTTTCAATAACATCTCGGTATTTTTTATCTTCCCAAACCTTATAACTAGAATCAGGTTCAAAATGTTGTTTATCAGCAAATGCCGCAGTCCATAAAATTCCAATAAGGTTTTCATTCATAAAACCTTC